GGGAGAAATCAGACACTATGGAGCTACTGGATTTGTTTACTGATAATGGATTATTGGAACTAAAAATTAACTGAATAATTTGCTATAATATAACCAGCCTCTCCGCCCCCCAGCAGTAGCTGGGACAGGAACAATTTCCCCTGAACCTAGTGTTCGGGGGTGGGGAGGCAACAATGGATAAAATTCGTAACCTTGTATGCTGTGATTGCCACAGTATCGTCGTCATCACCTTTTCAGCGTTCACTACTGATGGATTTCTCATCGTAGGGGGAGCGTGCGTGGTCTGTAACGACCACAAGCTGGTCAACGCTCGCTACATCGTCGAGGGTGTCGTCAAAAGAAACATCGTCGTTGTGGAGGTCAAATGACAAAGGTAAAATGCACCAAATGCGGTCAGATGACCGACTTCTCACGCTTCATCTGCGTTACCGCAGGTCAGAATGGCGTGTTCCAGAGCATCTTCTGCGTCCATTGCTCCGCACGCCTCGTCGTGCAGACGCTGGATGCAATCCTCCGTCGTCTCAATCCTCCGAAGGTCATGTGATGTGCAATGGTTGTAGTCAATTCTCAAACTTCCCTCTGCCCGTACAGGCTTTCGTGATCCTGTTTGTGGTGGTGGTAACTATCATCATCGTCTATGGAGATTGCCATGCCGAGATGTAAAAACTGCCACGGAGAACGGCTTACGCTCATCGCCACGGGTAAAGTAAACCTGTGGCTGTGCGAGAGCTGTGGCTTCAAAAATGTTCTCTGTACTGTCTGTAATAGCGAGGTTTATCTTGCTAAGCAGGAACACGAATACATCTTCGTTTGCTATGTCGTCGGACACAAGACTGACATTCACTCGCACAACGATCGCCAACTGGCGATGTTCGTGCAGGGACGATAAGGGTTTTACTGGCTTCCCCCTAAAAAGCCAGTCCATTTTATGAGCAACTTCAAATGCAAAATTAAAATCAAGAAAACAGGCGAGAATGGATTATCCAAGGAAACGAGCCTATCAGTATATCGTCGAAAATAAACCCTCACCATATGTAGATACCTACGACGAAGACGAAGTAGAGATAATCCTTGACAATCTACTTGACAACTAAATACTGAAAAATAAGGTTATGCTAACCAAAGCACAATTCAAAACCCTACAAGAAGCCTCCGAGATACTGTTGGAGTACTCAAAAGAATACGGTGTCTGTAAGGAATACGCCTTTAATTGTTCGTCCTGCGAAGTCTTTGACCTTGCCTGTAAGTTAGATAGCTTTGTTAATTTCTGGCTAGATGAGCCTACAAAATGAACCCAGCGCCATACATATTTCTACTGCTTGTCCTGTTCATAAGTTACTATGTATTTTTAATAGTTAATTTCTTTTATGAAATGTAGAGTTTGTAAAAAGACAATAAGAAAACCCCAAGCGGAGTATAAGTACGAGGGCGAGAGCGATGATATGTTTAGTTGCTATGAATGTTTTGAAAAACGCCCTTTTAAGCCTTTTATAAACAAAAGAGGTAGATTGATACCAGAAAGCATAAAACAGGGCTAGAAACCCTGTTTTTTTGCGTCTGAAGCATTAAACAACTTCCTCTGTCTCTTCCTCGGTCTCTTCTGCAACTTCCTCTGTTACCTCTTCGGTAACTTCTTCAGGAATTGTTTCGTCTTCCATAGATATTGATTAGTGAATTATTTAATCATTTTTTGTTATTGATTTGTTCAGCCAAAAAGCACTTTCCTCAAGTTTAGTTTTAGCTAATGATAGTCCCCTACCTAGCTCAAGCTCTCCTAACTTATTGTAAAGTTCAGTATATTCATTACGAAACTTCTCCATCAATTCTTTTTGTTCATCGGTCGGTTGGACATAATTAAATGTTGGCATAAAATTGTGTTTAGTGAATTATTTGTTGTCTTGAATCCACCGATACATTCCATAAAGGAAAGTATTGATGATTGGGACATAGATTAAAACTTGTTCTGGTAACTCACCGCTTTCAACGACTGCGATAAGACCTGCTAGAATTGCTGATGAGAGTGTCCAGATGAAGACCTTTAACACTTTGTTCCAGTCTAGTTTGTTCATCTCACCACTTCCTGATTTTGTTGTCATATTAGATTTGGTTAATTATTTTTTATAATCGATTCTAAAAAGATTAAAGTTGAAAATATGTTTACCTGTTCTTCGCCAGTTATAACAATCATTTATTACATCGGTGAAACTATACCCCCCATAGACGACAGCATTTATGTAGATTGTCCAGAATAATCCTGCCGCTTCTAAAACACTTTGGTTGTTAAACTTCTTAAACTCTTTATTCATCTGCTCGGCTATTCCTTGTTCGCCTGTCTTGCTAAAAAGTTTACGAGGCATACCATAATGATTCAGGCAGAACTCAAACTTTCCATTGTCCTCTTTTCTGGCTTCATCTCTTTGCTCACGCCAATCTTCGGGCAAATCAAGCACGACTATCCCTCCAGCAATATCGTAATCCTTTGAAAGGAATCTATACCCGTTCGTTAGTTTAGCATAACTAAGACTATCATTTATTTCCCAATCGTCGTTTTCGTCCCAACCAGTAAGGACGACAGCGTGATTATTTCCTGCTTTGTATCTGATCGGTCTATCGTTGTAATAAGTACCGCCTGCGTAAACCCCGATTAAGACGCCACCATATTGAACAACCGCTTTTTTTAATTCTTCTTTTTTACCCAGAACACGAGCATAGTTAGGTATTTTTCTAGCGTCATCTAATGATATTTTAACTGCTTCAGCCCAATGTTTTGAGACCCAACCAGTTTCCAACTTTGTTACATCTTTTGGTAGAGGCATCTTTTGGTAGAGTACTAAACCAATATTCAAAGCTGTTTCAATTATCCCCTTAAAAGACGAGCCACCACTACCTCCACCTCCCATTGAAAATAGATGTGATTGAGATAATTCATCTGATTCCAATTTTCTATGGATAATTTTTTCAGTTGCCATTGCAACACACAAGGGGTATTTCCCTTGATTGCGATAACCTAAATTACGGATACTGTAACTCTTTGGCAATTCTACTTCACCACCAAGAAGCTCATGAACATAGATGTCTCTTGAATCTACATCATCAGGGAGCAACCCCTTTGGGTGGAACCAATTTTGTATAAAATCAAACATATCTTGTATTCTTTTTAGAGGCTGGTTTTTTAGACGCTCTCCTTTTACCTTTTGCTTTGATTTTAATTTTCATAAGATAAATCTTGTGAATTAAGGTCGGCTCTTATAAGCGTGAGTTGAGTTTTGACATCGTTCATATCCGCTTGCATTAAAGTCATCTGTGCGGACAAAAGCTCTAATTGGATTGAGTACTCTTGGTCATTGCGGTTCATATTGGTTACCCAAATAGACCCTACGACTACTCCCGAAAAAACAACACACACCAGTCCGAAAGCTACCCCAATTGGGATTAAAGTATTTCTCGAAAGAATGGTTTGTTTTAAGTCGTTCATATTAAAAACTCTCCGGTTTTTAGTTGATTAAAAATCCAGGTAACAGTTTCTTCGATCGCCTCTTGGCTCTCGAAACAGCCGGCCGCAATAAGACCGTCCTCAATGATATTACCGATCTTTGTGTCGCTGGTTTCTTTTTCACGAGTGGTTTCGGTCAAAGTGATTTCTTCGATTTTACCGTTTTTGTATTCTTTTATTTTTATTTCTTTCATATTTATATTATAAACCAATTTGTCCCATTAGAGTATAAAGTTACTTGCCCATAGTTTGCGGCAATAACCGCTGTAGCGGCTCCGTCAATAGTTTCGGCTCCTTGTGTAGCTATTGTAATATTATTTATGCCGGCTCCACCCGATTGGTCTTTTACTATAATAATCCTACGAGCGACACAATCGGCTGTTTGTAAAGTTATTGTTCTGGCCGTCGCTGTGTTAGTGACTCCGATAATTAAATTGCTTGTTGAGGTTGTGTCGGTAGCCGTTTCCGTTACTTTAAGTCCAAGAGTGTTGTTGATATCTAATCCAGATAAAGGTACGAGAGTAAAAATACCCACCCGTTCCAGTGCCGCATCAGCAAAGAAAACACCGTTAGTTGTTACCCCGTCAAAACGAAAATCAATATCACCTTTGGCATTATTTAACCAGACGATTGTTGACCTAAACGAAGTAATCACTCCTTGTATAGCTGTACCAATGTTGACCTGATTAGCTGATGTATCAACTCTGAATAGGTTATCCCCCGACGCTCCTCTAACAATGAAGTCAGACAAGTTTAAACTTTTACGTGCGAGGTTGACAATCATTCCGCCGGCAGGTTGGACAGAAACATTGTCAACTCCCAGCGAGGCAAAATGCACTTCAGCATCAGAATCAATATAAAAATCTTTATAAAGAATACCAGCCGCTCCCATTAAAGAGATTGAAAATGAAGTTGGTACTACTCCTGTTGATACCGCTGCGTCCACGCCGAACTCAAATGTACCCGCTGTAATAAACTGTGTGCCGTCGTGTCCGTCAAAACGAGCCACACCTCCTCTATCCCCGCTCTGCAAAGCTTGAAAAGTACTCTGGCTAATTGTCGAGCCTCTGGCTCTCGCCCAGACAAAAAACGGTGAAGCAGAAGCGACATCAAGATTGGAGATTAGAATTGTGTTAATGTTTGAATCTCCACCTGCCCTGTCCACCAACATCTTTGGTTTAACTGTAAACCCATTTATCGTTAAAGATTGAACTGGCGTACCAAAAGACCAGACATCACTCGTCCCAGCGTTATACATTGCGTACTCATCACCTGTGGTTTCCACCCGCCACCCCAAAGCATTTGAGCCGTCGTTCCAGACAAAACCATTGGTCTGATTGATTGTCAGGACACCTGCTATTGGAGTAGCACCGCCGATTTTAAGGCTAAAAGTGTTGCTATCTAGGGTAATTCCAGTATCTAAATCAGCGTCCCATATCTCGAACGGAATTGAAGTAGGTTGTCCGTATAATCTCTGCATATTGACAAGTTTCTTGTTATATGGTAGGAATGGGAGTTATTATTTAGATATGTTAGAACTAATAGGAATTATCGTCATTGGGCTCATCATAGCTAAAATCGATATTTAGTCATCGATTGTGTTTTTAATACCAATCAACAAACGCTTGGTAATTTCTAATGCTGTATCAAATTTGCCAGAGGCTAAAGAATCAGCCAACTGCGCTTTCTTTACAGCTGAAATTGTACGCCAGCCTGTTGAGGAAAAAAGTTTAGAGATATTTTTGAATAAAACTCCTGCACCAACTATTGTCAATATCCCCCCGCCTCCAGCAGAACCTGCTATAGCACCGCCAACAGTTGCCACTTTTTCTAAAGCTCCTTGTTGACCAGTTCTTCTTTTTATTGTTTCTTCCATTATTTCTTGTAAACTCTTCCAAAGAGTATATGTTGCATTGACTCTTGCTAATTCAGGCGATTCTTTGGCTAATTCAGCTCTTATAGCATTTGCAGTGTTTCTTTGAATACTTAATTGCGTCGACTCGCCTAAAGTGCGACCGAACGCTTTACCACCTTCAGTTACTGCGTCATCTAATATCTGTCTAACTTGGCGCAAACTAGCGAAAGACACATTATCCCCCAACTCCTCTAAAATACCTCTGAAATCATCGACTGACTTTTTAACTGCTGGTCTGATAACCGTATCGTCAACAGTTACTTTTGCCACTAAATCATCAAGAGAGTCCAAAACGGGAGATAGCCTGACGGTAGTTGATTCAGGAATAGTTTTTAGTACTTCATCGATTGCATCGCCAGCCGCATAAAGTTCTGCTGTCGCTTTATTTAATAATCCAGTAGAAGTAAGAGCAGAAATCCGTTTCTTTAATAAATCGGGCACTATTTTTTGTGCTGTTTCTTTTAATGACCTCGTTGTAGGGGCTAGAGCTTGCGAAAATTGTTTTACAGCACTAGCTTGTAATCTTTCAGGTATTTTATTTAATATCTTTCCAATATCATCTATAAAAGGAGCAAATCTGGTTGCTTTCATAGCCGAAGATAAAACCTTACCTCCAGGATATAGTTCTAATACTGTAAAGCCTATATTAAGAGGGTTAATATCTTCTTCTGCTTGTTCAGTAAATGTTTTCTTTGTTTCAACACCAGCCAATTCAAAAGCTGATTCAACACCGGAACCAATTACACCACTAACAGCTTTTGCTGTAGTGCCGAAGAAGAAGTTGGCTACTTTACCAATAGTCGCATCTGACGCTTTAGCCAGACTTTCTAATAACCCACTCCTATCAACTTTCGTCTGTTCCTCACTATCCTGACTTAAATCAAAATCTTCTGGTGATATTTGTGTTGTTGGTTTTTTTAACCCTTGTTCACGAGCAAGGTCTAATAATTTTCCCATATCAAAGTAATTTATTTAATTCGTTTAATACCTCATCAAAAGAATAACCCTCACCCAAAAGAATCATCATATCATCAGCATACTTTAAAGCATCTGTTCTACTAACCCTTTTAGAAATGGCATCAATGACCTTGCTTCTAGTCAGAGTTCCATATTCAGTTTGTACTGAATCAGGAACAGTGGGAAAGATAGCATCATAATTACTATATCCCATAATTGTTCCAAGTGTTGAACGCTGGTTAGACTGGAAAATACTACGCAGGGCATCTATCTTGGCTTGATTCAATTCTGGTGTATTCGCAACATCTGGGAACACGCTTTGATATTCTTTTTGTTCAGATTCTGTGAAAGCCGCACCTGATACAGCCTTACGATAAGCCTGTATAGACACAACAATCTGGGTGGCTATTTTCGCTAATTCAGGGTCATCTGTACTCTTCAAAACCCTTTCTTGTATTTTTTCAAGATTTCCAGAAATCAAACCCGTGTCTCCACCTGCTGATATGTATTCACTAAGTGCCGATTCTATGGAACCCAATGCGTTCAAGGCCTCTTGTCTTCCTATTGCAAAGTTTTTTGACTCGGCACTCGGTAAGGCATTTATAGAAGTTGATAAAATAGTTTCCTGAATCGCTTGGGAGCTTCCTGATTTGATTGCATCTTTTAACGCTTGATTAGCAGCTTTGGCGGCCGTGCTAGAAAGTCCTACTGAAAATATAGCCATTGCGCTTTTAGCGTAATCACTTAAATCAGAAGTTTCTTCGGTACTAACCATTAAAGTTCGTGGGTCAAGATAATTACCCGATAAATCCCTTACCTGTAAGTGTAGATGAGAACCGTTATTACCCGCTCCAGCATAAACCTCACCGGTCGCACCCATAGTACCAATCAACTGTCCGGCAGATACTGTTGAACCTACTTCGATTGCAACATTAGAGAAATGAGCCATTAGCCATTGATTGCCGTCTGAATCCTCAATGACTACTTTATTGCCCCAACCTGATGTAGCACTATCTTGGTCGCTTACCGATTCTACTATTGTTCCGCTAATAGGAGAGTAAATAGCATCGCCAATTTCACCGTCAATATCAATAGCGTGCCAACCACTTTTTCCGTTGTGGTCAGTGTCGTAACTTTGAGTGATAGTTCCTAATCCAGTAACTGAAAGCCATTCAGTCCAATCTCCCGTGTCCTCCAATCCAACAGTTCCTTGAGAAACAGCGTTATAAGCATCTGCGAAAGAATCATAGACACCTGAATCATATAATTTCTGTGCGGTGTCATAAATTTCACCCAATGTAAGAGACCCGACTTCATCAATCTGTGATTGCGTATAGATATTATCCAATCCTGCTTCCAACAAACTGTACGGAACACCTGCGGAATCTGCCAAAGACTGAAGACTAGATACTTGGTCGCTTGTTAATTGAGCCGGGTCTACTCCTTGTAGAGTTTCCAACATCATCGTTAGTGTATCCCTTGCGTCTTGTTTCAGAGCCATTATTTTATTAAACAACGCCTGTTCTTGCGCAAAAGCTATTTCTTGCATTTTGAAATAAGTATCAATGTTAGTTTGTGTAAATCCTAATCCTATTTCCGCCGCCTGAAGCGCCGCCTTCCTTTCATCTTGTGCTAATCCTAATTTCATTAAAAGGTTTGCTTCTAAAGCTACCGCTCGTCTTTCCAAAGACGCTTGCTGTCCCGTGATGAATCCCATTGCAATAGGTTGGTCTTCAATTTCAGCTAAACCTAAATCGTAAGAAGTCTTTAAGTCAATCAGTTGTTCTTTTAAGTCTGTTTCTTCTTCGGTTGGCGCAAGCAAAGCTAGAAGTTCCTGTTGCTGTGTTTGCATCTGCGTTAACAAAGCAGAAATATCACTATCTGTAATGGAAGCAGATATTGCGTCATTCAAGAAATCAGAATCAAACTCATCTGGTAATTCAGGGTCAACATCTTCTGTCATTCCTATCCCATTCGCTCCTGTTTTAAGAGCGTTGCGGATTGCTTCTACTGTTTGACCAACATAAGTATCTAATTCCCCTTGGGTTGCGTCCCTACCTAAATAAGCCTGAAATGCGCCGTTAACAAACTCTTTATTGGCTTTGAAATCACCATTGGTTGCTTCGACTGTTTCCAGTAGTGTATTTCCAGGTTCCGTTCCTGTTGCAGTCGCTACTGTCTGGACTGCGTCTGCCGTTCCCCCTGATTGCAACATATTAGACAACTTGTCTGCTTCTTCGAGCGTTAATCCCGAAGTCGCTTGCCCTGACGGGTCGATATACTGCTGTCCTGTGAGTTCATCAATCAGTGTATATTTCCCGTTAGCATCTTTTTGAAGTTTTATGATTGTCCCTGTCTGCCCTGGTTTAGTCCCGTTAAAAGCCTCACTAGCTGGCATATAACCCGTTGAGGTTGATACAGGGTCGGGTACTTCTATCCCTAGGCTTTCAGCACTAGAAATATAATCAGCATATTGTTCTTTTAATTTTTCCACCGCTGCTAATTGTTCAGGGGTATTTTTCCCGTCTGCCAAAACATTGGCTACATTTGCTTTATAGCTTTTAACTTTTTCTTCTATATCCGCCATTTTTGAAGATAGTCTTTCCTGTACTCTATCAAACTTCATCGAGCTAAATGCCGAAGCCAGTTTATCCGCAATCGTAAAATCTTGACCGCCTTGCTGGTCAATAACAGTAGTCAAATCCTGCCCTGCATAACTTGCCAGTTCAGAAGCAAAACTTTTGGCTACATTGATAGGCGAAACATTACCTGCTTGTTTGATTAAATCCTCATTCGCAAGAATTTCACTTGTCAGTGCCTGAAATTCCTCAACCGTTTTAGGTTGAGAAACCCCGCTTTTTAACATTGATAAGAAGTCTGCCATATTATTATTATATCATTTTTTTTCTTATGAAAAAGTAAATCCTTACTTCGCCTTTGGTGGCAGTATCTAAATTACTACTGCTTTCTATTTTTGCTTGAATCGCAACAGATGTGTTAAACAGACCCATTTTATCTGCCAGACTGACACCTAAACCATACTTGTATCCGACTAGTTTCAGGTTCTCGGATAACAGGAAAGAGTCATCATCATTCTCTACACCGACTTTCAATGTACAAACCTCGGCTGTATCCCAAGCTACTCCGACATCTGCCACTATGCCTATAAGCTGGTCGCCAGCTGTTAAGGAAAGAATCGGGATAATCTTAACCAGTCCGGCTACGCTCGTATCATTAAAATTAAGCGTAATCTTCTTTTGGATAATGATATTATCTTTTATTTCTGCGTCTGTTTTCATATACTTGCTAATTCAATTTCAGTTGAGGACAAGCCAATTGCTTTTCTGACTAATCCACCCTCGGCGTAAGTTATAAACTCCCCGTCGGGGCCGATATAATACTGTCCATTTAATTCCACCCCCGTTAATCCGTTAGCATAAGGGCCAAAGAACACTCCGCCAGTTGCATTTTCTGCAATATCCTCCGCCACCACGCCAATCATATCGTCATAGTTATTGTTCATTCCGTAAAGTCTGAATCTACCGGTAGTAGCGTTTGTTTGAACCTCCATCAAAACGTGTTTTGCCGACACACGTGTACACGTTCCACCTTGCTGTTGAGTTGTCTGAACATTTATTTTGCTACCAATAACAGACGTTACATTTCCTTTGGCTCGAACAAGAATTGCGTCTTGGTCTGTATTTCCGGCCACCACTGTCGTATCAGCGTACATCACAAAGAATGAATCCGGACCTATTCGACAAATCCTTGTGTTATCTTGGTCTGCATTTGTAACAGTATCTATAATGGTTGCTGAATTAACTGTCGGGGTTGTCCCACTTCGACTGACAACAAGAGCCTGTAGGTTAGTTGAGTTTTGGAAAGCTAATCCTACCCTTGTGTCATCAAGAGCACACAAAACAGGATTACCCCTTGCTCTGGCGGCGACTGTTGCCGACCCACCTGCCGTGAAAGTCGTTCCGTCCCACTGAAAAACAGCTACCCTAAAATTAGTCCCGTCATCAAATAAACAAAGAAAATAATCAGTGTCCCCAAAGCGTACAAGGTCGAAAACTTTCGCTATTGTCCCAGCATAAACCACTTCCTCCGAGCCTGCTGTAATAGTTGTTCCTGAAATATCCAATTTAACAAAAACCACATCACCACCTGTATAATCTCGATAACAAGCAACTGCCTGTGTGTCGGTATATCTTTCAACTACAATGGTATTAGCGTCGGTACTGACAGTACAAACCGCATTTGTAGTGACGGCAACATCAAGCCCTGAAAATAATTGAGCATATACTTTTTCTGTTCCAGCACTCCCAGCAATATCACTCTCAACTAAAATTGCTGTAGTATCTGACATTCGTTTAAGCATTGGTAAACTAGGGTTAGAAGCCCCAGTCGAAGTTGGATTGCCATTATGCGTAACCGCCATAATAGCGTCATTATCAACATCTAGGGTTAACCTTTGGTATATGCTTGAACTACCTACTTGCTTTGAAAAATGTAAGATTATATCACGAGTTATAAAAGCCATTGATTGATAAGCATTCCGAGCACCAGAAGCGAAAATCGCACTGTCCTGCGTATCTTCCGCCGTATCGTCAATCCCTGTAATTCGAGTTGGATATAATTCGTTATCACTTTCCAGCGCAACAAACTCGCCAGTTGTTAAATCCCAGCCGGCGGTGAAAGGGGAATAGCGGACAAGAAGTTTACCCTGAACTCTCGCACCATTAGTCGGGTCAAAAGCGAAATATCCATCAGCTGTCGTCCCTGCTAAAAATCCGTATTCATCAGAAACATAATCCAACTGCCCGTTTAAGTTACCCATTGTTACGTACTCCGTAATGGCATTGTAGGCGACCCCTGTTCTTTTGAATACAGAATACTTTGGCGAGTTTGTACCCTCGCCGAGCATTTTCAAAAATCCTCCTGAAAAAGCCGAAGCCCCGTCAGACTCACCCTCTTTGACTACCGCCGTTCCTTTCTCCCAAGTAGGGTTATTGTTAGCACTATAAGCTCCTGCTAGGTCTCTTGTAACCGAATAAGTCGGAGCGGAGGCAACATTAGTTATTCTTAAATATTCTTCGTCAGTTTCGTCTTTGATATGAAGCATATCATTGACCGCAAAAGTAGTTTCACCCGAAATAGTCAGAGTAGAAGCGTCAAGAGCTGTCATTTTTGCGTCTAAAATATCAGCATTTGAGACCAACAGTTGACCACCGACTGCCGAAACAACATCTTTTTGGAACACGGTTGTTTTCAACATTCCTCTGACACGAACATTGTTAAACTCCGCTTCATCTGTGTCGATGTTCCAACCCAGACTACCAGTCGCAAAATCAGAAGTCTTAATAGTGGCATTAGCACCGTCAATTATTAAATATGGTGTACCATTACCTACCTTTATCAATTCATTAGCAGAATCAAGAGTTATTGTTGGATTAGAACTAGGACTATAAAGCGTGGTTGCGCCTATTACCCAGCCCCCTATCGCTCCCGATGTCGCTGTAACCGAACCTGTGATAGTGGCAGAAGTGGCTTTAAGAGCGCCTGCCATAGTTACAGAAAAAGGCGCTACATCAAAGTCTGTACTCCCTAGTCTGATTCCCTTACTGTCGACTAAAAATACTTCACTACTAAGAGATGACCCCCAACGAATCTGGTCGGCATAGTTATTGAACATCTCCGTTACTATGTCTTCTACATCTGTCTTCGATAAAATCTCCAACTCTGATGTTGTAGGATTTGTTGTAATATCAGAATCATCGACACTATACAGGTCGTTTTTGCCGTATGAAGATAAATTGTAGACGACAATTTTCATACTAATCTAGTATTGGTTCAATATCTATTTCGATTGGTAACTGCACAGGCGCTAATGCTGACCCAGACCACCGCAACTCCAAAAAGAAGTTATTTATTACATTTATATCCGGCTTAAACTCAATAAACCGTTCGCTTTTAGCGTAGTTGGTATTATTGATTGTTCTTAAACCTATTATGCTTGAGCTGGATTGATTATCGATAAAAACTTTTGGCACAATAGTCATATTCGCCCCGACGGCTAAAGGCAGATTGAATCTTATTCTGCGAATGATTGCTTTTCTGCCTATCTGTACAATCGGTGAATGCCAAATGGCCGTCCCATAAGTAGTCGAGCGTTTATCTAATCCATAAGCCGAATCGTCTTTCCAGCCCATTACTACTTGTGGCAATGAAAATGAAGATTGTAAGGGCATCGCCAGAGCTGAAATAATACCCTGTGAACTCGTAGCGGTAACACTACTGTTAGCAATGCACTGAACGCCACTAGGAATGCTGGCAGACTTTGAGCCATAACTCATCGCAACAGCATAGTATTCAGGAGTACTCGTGGTTTGTACTTTCTGTACTGTCCCCCAAATTATCTTGTCGCCGATTGCGTCAACCGCACCACTCAATGGCGGATAACCGTCTTGTGAAAAATATACTGTTTTGATTGTATAACCTCCTGCATAATACGACATTCTATAGCCCCCGTCAGACAACGAACCGGAGAAAAGGTATAAAACACCATTAACCGACTTTACAGCGCTTAGAATTGAATCTGGTATGTCTATTTGAGCGTAAAATGAGGAGTTGATAGCGTCCCAAAAGAATAATGCCGCTTTCCCTTGAGCGACCGTGCCATTAGTAGTTTGAATAGCCCCAATCACAAGGTCTGTTCCATAAGAACAAATACTCGTTGGCATATAACCAAACGGTAAATCTAAAACATTGTAGGCCGAGCCATTATCGGTATCACCCTCGGCAGTAGTCTTGGAAGTTTTGATTTTATGTATCAACCCTTGACCGTTTATGTAATCTCCAATGTATAATGCTCCGTCGCCGTGAACGCACATTGGGTGATTAGGCATCAAAACACTATCTCTGACTGTCGGATAGGTGGTATTGGTTAAGGCTGTTAAACTTCTGTCTGTCCACCAAGAAGCGTCATAAGCAGGCGTGCCATTTAATGGACCATACCTATCAATATCCGTTCCCGTAGCAAAGTACAGGTAATTATTATAGTAGCAAGCACCATTTCCAGTACTCGTTGAAGCTGTTGCCACCAACGCTTCACTGGCTAAAGATGAACTGTAACTCACTACCCGACCATTGTTGAGATAAACATAAACATTGGTATCTTTCGGATTGGTAAGGATGAACATTGGCGTTCCTGTTACCTGTGCCCCGTCAAAAGAAGCATAAGAAACGGGTCGCAACATTCCTGATGCCAAAAAATCGTTACTGTCTGAAATTGGCAGGTCAGGGTCAATAGCGATAGAGTTTAGAAATTGCCCGTCTGCATAAAGATAGGGACTGGAACTCTTGCCTCCCAAGATACTACTTATTTGTATTGTCTGGACTTTCATTTTTCTTTAGATTATCTTTTATTTTTTTGGCTAGTTTCTCTTTCTTTTCTTCGGGAACATTTGGCACATCGACAAAAGCCATAACAATTAAAATGCGCCCACCTTCTATCTGTTGAGCCGAGGGCAAAAACGACATCTCGTGCTTTTTCACAATAGCGTCGTAGTCGGTCATAAACTCTTGTTGTCTTTTCGTAAGATTATTCATAATTTTCTGCTGATGATTTAAGAATAAGTTGTCTATCGTCTTCTTTTTTTGAATAGTAGCGTCTTAGTCTAGGCTCATAATCTGCATATTTAGTGGCCAGATTATTGACTGTTGAAAGACCTTTGGCTAGGGCATAATCAAGACTCGCTCCGACTGCTATCATTTCGTGGAACGGCTCATCAATACCCGGTTCTTGGGTCGTGTCTGCCGAAGTAAACTCATCTACTTCGCGCGAAACCCATAATTTTAGACCACTCGTTACTGCCAAATCAGGAATTGGATAAAGATAAAGATAATTGCCTACCAAATCATAATAAGGGTCTGATTTTGTAAAGGAATTGGAGATATTAGTGGTCTGTGAAACGGCCTGCGTGAACTCATTTATATCCATTGGTTCTGCCTTGTACCAATTAGTGTTGTCGTAGCTAATCTCGACTCTTTTTATTTTCAAAATCTTATCAGACAGAGGGAAAGAAACATACTGTTGACCCGACACCAAATTGTAAGACTTAATGAAAGAAGTATTGGCGTGATTTGGGTCGTCGAAATCCCAACCGTCCATTGATTCTAAAATAGCCGTAACTACCTTATGATAATTATTGTTTATCAATCGAGTAAACTCTTTAAGTTTGGCGGTATCCCCGCTGATTTGAGCAAGCCCTAATCCTGTCCAAAACTCACACGATTGGATAAGCCCTGCATTGTCTGTTACGTCGTTAAATTTCATAGTTTTGTAATAAAGCCCTACTCGGTTAAGAGTAAGGCTGAAAGCCGCTCTGGCTTAATTGTATTATACATCAAGTTATAGCAATATAGCTAACCCCCTCACCGTTAACAGAGGAGTTTATGTAGATGTTCACAATATCGTCTGTATCAATATAAACTGCCGATTCACGATAGAGCTGAAAACCATTAGCCGAAGACACACTTGAGCTCCCAACATAGATTAAACCTGTATTGGTTCTCAAGGCTTTAATCAGAACACCTTTAACCACTTGCGTCGTTCCTAATGCCACCGCCGTTCCTGCCGTTGTAACTGTTTTAACACCATTCACTACTCCCGTAGCGTTTACAACATCTACATTTATTTCCGTGTTTGTAACATTTACATCTACCTCCTCGCCGTTTAAGGTAACCTCAACCTCACTGCCTACTGTTACAACAGGGGTATTCTTAATGTCTACATCGTAACCAACTCTTGGTGGTCTGCCGGGTACTAGATATTCATTCATATAATGTTATTTGGTCTTCTAGGGATTTTAACTGGTCTTTTAACTCTATTCTTTGTTTATGCAGGGAAAGGTATCTCTTGGCGTGTACTAAAGCCTCAACCTCAAAAGGTTTCTTCATCATTGCTCCCCGTAGCATAGAAATAGCTTCGGGATAATCATTTACGAATTGTGCTATCTCTTTCATATCCGCCATTTGATGAGGAAACACCATTTTCTTTGGGTCAATTTGCAGAGCCTCAAAAATCTCCGCACCGTCCAGTACATTATTAAAGCCTAGATTTGTAAATGCGACTTCAGGAACATCTATCATAAGTTTTCATTCCATTTTTTAGCTATTTCTGTCCAATCAAATTGTTTTGTCCATTCTACCATTTCTGTCGAATCAGGTGGAGTAGTAAGACACTCGACACATTTTTCAACCCATTCATTTATCGCCCGTTCTTCTTTCAGGGAGAAATCAAACGCTCCGGCCTTGTCCCAATTTTCTTCTTTTAGATTAGTTTTAACTTTATGACCGAATTGGATTGTTTCATCTAAAGCTCCAAAATCTGTTGACACTGGGAACGCACCAGCCGACTGTGCTTTTCTCGCAGAGATACAGTCTATCTCAAAGAAAGCCGTCGGATATGCGAACACTGTGGCTTCTTTGTATAGTTGGGCAACCGCAGTATGACCAATACGCCCCAATGCCTCAAAGTCAGTTGTCCCCTCTATTTCTTTTTCTACCTCTTTCTTCCAGTCTATTTTTTCTTGGTCGTTAGAGTGAACATTGTCCCAAACATTCCAGCCATAAGCCCACTTCATCTTGGCTTGTGGTACTTGTTCCTTAACACGCTTAAATGCTTTGATGAGCGTTTTGATACTCCTATCAGGTGAAGATGTGTTAATCATCAAATAAGGGTCTTTAACTCCGCCCTGAAAATCCGCCCAATGGATACCGTTTGGGATTATTATACATTTCTCATCTGGGATATTCGGAAATAGATTGCGATGAGCCTTTGATTTGAAAAATATACCTGTTAGTTTTGCTAGTCTTCTTTCATTGTACTCCCCTGCGCCAATAACATCGTGCATATCAACAAAGACCTTATCTGAATTGATGTCATAATCTAAAAACTTTGGCGTTCGCCACAATATAGTTACATCTTGCTTATCTCGTGCGTTCCACGCCCAAAAAGGTTTATATTTAACTCCGTCAAACTCTAATTCTTTATGACCGCAGTTGTTGAAAACTGTTACATTCCAACCCAACTCAACCAATTCTTTTGAAAGGTTAATAACAGCCTCTTCTGAACCACCAATACCTGTCGCTTTGGCGATTTCAGGATTCCATTCATCGGCTGTGTAGGAACACATAAACACCAAATCCTTGCCTGACGATGTTTCTTTAATAATTCTGGTATTTCTTAAATGACAAATATGTGGGTGGCTCTTAATATCGTCTGGGAGTTTGTCCAATTCAATCTTTAATTCTTCGTCATTCATTTCTTTTAACCTCCCAACCGCTTCGACCGCTTTATCAGCTATCTTAGCTTGGACATCAATCTTCTCGATGAGTTTTTTAAGGTCTTTATCTAACGGGACAATTTGCGAACAAGACTTAAGACACTGCAAGGCCAGTTGTGGCATTGAAAGTTTAAAATAAACATCAGCTAATTTCATCAGTGGCTCATAATCATAAGCACGAGGGTTGAAAACAATAATCTCGTGATATGGTGGTTGTTTATTTGGGTCTAATCCCAAAAGATAATACCCTTTGGCTTCTTCATACTGTTCCATTTTCTTATAAACATCTGCTGTTGTGATGTAAGCGTCGGGATATAAAGGTTTCAATCCGATAGCATAGCGTCCATATTCCAAAGCAGTCTCATAATCTTCTTCATCTAAAAACAATTCAGCCAATCTTAAACAGACAATATACTTTTCATCATCAGATTTAGAAAGCTCCATAAAGGTCTCAAATGCCTTTATTGATTCTCTATTCTCACCCAATGCTTTACAAGAGTTGCCGAGATTCCAGTAGGTTCTTGGGTCATCTTTCGCACCGTCTAATGCCTTTTGAGCGACTAGCTTATTTCTTTCTTTTGCTTTATCAAATCTTGCTTCATCGGATAAATGTAAAATATCTATGCCCTCCACAAACTTTGATTCTAACGCTCTATTGGCCTTGAAGTCTTCGTGCAGTTTACCGGCCCATTCTACGCAGTTATCATTTCGTAAAACTCTGGATTTAAGATGAACCACAACCGGATTATTCCATTTATCAAAAGCATACAGATAATTAAAAACGAACACATCAACGCTTTTGTGTTCTTCTATGGTCGCTCTTAATTTATCGCCTCCTCTGATTACATCATCAGCGTCTACCCAAAGGAAATAGTCATATTCTTTTGGTATCTGTGAAAGGGCAAAGTTTCTGGCTTTACCAAAATCATTTTCCCACACACAAGTTGAAATAACTCCACCAAAAGCATTCACAACATCCTCACACTTTTTATTCTTACCTGTAATGGTAATAAAAATCCCGTCTACAAAAGGAGCAATACTCGTTAAACATCTTTTCAAGACCACCGCCTCCTCATCTGTCGGAGCGACAATCATATTTAATGCTAGCTTCATATTTTTTCACTAGACCTAAAGTCCTTAAATGATTTAGCGAACCACCTCGCTCCCTCTTTTGTTCTGAACCAATCCATATCCTCATCAGATAAACGAATCTTTAACATCGAGTAAAGAGTATCAGGTATCTCAAAAATCTTTCGCTCTACCACATCAGATGTAGAACTGGCAAAAGCATTAGCCTCTTTTTTGCGCCATTCTTTTTGTTCTTTACAGAACGATGCAAACTCCTGTGGGTCAAGGACAATATAATTGGCCACTATTGTCCTTATTTTTTGTTTGGCTTGATTATTCATATCTCCCCTGCCTCAAAAGAGGCAGAGAAAAAGGACTAATCAATATCGAATCCGTCGGCGTACCAGTTGCTATCTTGGTTATGAACCTCAAGCGTCCAGTCTGCTACTACCGCCCGTTTGTCGTAAGGACCGGAACGAGCAAGGTCAGTATCAATGTATGGAGATTGTAGGAACGCAACCTTCAGCTTCTCTGGTCTAATAGCCAATACTCGACCCGTTGTATCAGTGCCTGTTACTTGAATATAACGATGAGTATGAACCATTAGAGTACCGAACGAAGTTTCGTAACTCTGTACTGTATTGATGATTCTAGTTGCACCAAGACCGTTGATAACAGTATTGGTTTTCTGTGTGAAAGCGTCTGTTGCCTTTCGTAGGAATGAACCCATAAATAGGTCAGTCGCCATATCACCGTTAGAAGCATCGTATTGAGCCTTCATCAATCCGTCTAGGATTGAAGCTGACCAAACGGTACCAGAGCTATGAGATGTATGGTTAGTTGACTTTGATGTCGCTTCGATAAGTCCGCTAAGTTTAGGAACAGTACCTGAAGCTCCCAATGTGAGAGTTGAGCGTACCAATCCGTATTCTACGGCGTTAGCAAAGTCCATTAAAGCCTTTTCTGTTTGTCGCTCTAACTCATTTCTTCCGTGATAGTGTTCAATGTACTGTTGAGTACGAGACACTGCGAAAGGAATGGCTGTCTTTTGGACAATGTTAGATAGACGGGTAGGGGTTGAATTAGCTGACATTGTATAGTCTGCTCCTTCGGCTACCGCAGCGTTAGACGCTGTTCGGAGAGTATCAGTCAAATAGTGATGTACTGTGTCAATCGCCGATGTCTTTCCCAACATATTGAAGATTTGAGTCTCCTTTGCTGTTAAGATTTCGATAGCGTTCAACACGACATCTTCTTTTCTAGATACGTCTCCATAAGAACGAAGAATTGAATCTGTGGCCATAATCGTAGTTGGTTAAACCACGACCGCAAAGTTTATTCCAGACTTTGCAAAACAGCTGATACGGCACTTTTACGAGCACCAGCGTCATCGCCAGCGTCGAGTTGCTCTCTGGCTGTCTTAAAATTGTCTTGTACTTTGGCAAGTCGTGGACTTGACCCTAATACAGACTTCTGTTTTTCAGTCTCATCAAAAGCCTTTGCCTTTTCTGCGACCGACTTAAATGCTTCGGACTCTGCCACTTCTTTCAGTGGTTTTCCCGTCGAGCCACGGAGTTCATTAAGCAAAGATGAATAAGGCTTAAAGTCAGGATTCTCAGAGTAAAACTCTGTTTCATCTAACCGAGCCTTTAATTCTTGCACCTCTCTGGAAACGGTGTCTCCTTGAGGTTGCTGTACGATTTCTTCCATACGCTTTAGTATGGCTTGTTCATCTGTCAGCCCCAATGTCTGTTTAAGTTTAGACATTGTTTCTTTGTACTGACCGACCCCTCCAACATAGTTGAAAGTGTCTTTAACAGCTTTCTTCGCTGATTCATCGGTCGGAAACTCTTTTCCAAGTAACTCGGATAAAGTCTCGTGCAATGGCTTAGATTCTGCGGAAGCAGTCGCCTCACCGCCTTCTGGTGGGATACCAGCAGGTAGGGATTCGGGGATAATGTCTTCTGACATAGAAACTCGCCTGTTAAGAGTTAAATGAGGTTAATACCTCACGAGGGTTGCCCCTCGTCAAGCATCAACTCTAGTAATGTATGAGTCTATTCCGTCTTTCATAAATGCAGTCTTGTTGCTCTGACTTTGAAAAGCATTGCCCTCAATGTCTTGTACCACTCGCATTATTCTTGCGTGTACTTCTTGTCTAACCTTTAGGTCAACAAAGATTTCTTCATTAAACTTTAAGGGAACAAGAGATAAATCTATGGCCTCATAGGCTACCAAAAGCAACTTCTCACGAATCATCGCCCAATCATCTCCTCGGACTAACCTTTCCCATTTTTCGCCCTCGCTTAGTTGTTCGGCTGTCTGTTTGTCCACTTTCATAGATTCTCTTAATGAGATTTGGTTTAATCTTCTTTAATCTGTCTAGTAACATATTAAGCAATTCCTGCCGTATTAGCGGCGGTAGTTATTCTTTGTTCTGTTGGTGTCGCCTGATTCTCTTGCGCAACAGGTTGAGGCTGGCTAGGTACTCCCCCGACTGGGATAGACTCTTTAGTCTCAAATTGTTTTGTATCCAATCCCATTATATCAAAGACTGATTTAATCACGGCGCTAGGATTGATGTTGATTCCGGGTATGTTTGGAATCGTCTGCAAAACAGAAATAAGGTTTTGTACCAATACACCTTTATCTATTTCCTCATTGGTTACATAGACTTGGACTTCATAGTCAGAAGTCTCAGGCTTGGCGATGAGTTTAACAAATCTCTCGCCTCTTGATTTTATCTTATCCTTTAGCTGTTTCTTTTTGCTGACTACCTGCGCCGGATTAGCAAACACATTACGAGATTGCATATCCGTTAAATCATCAAATAACAATTTATTTACAATCTTGTCGTCCATTTCTTCAATTTCTTCTGTTGAACCTTCGATTGCTAAAATCTCGTCTTTGGAAAGAACGACACCTAACTTAGGCAGATAGTGTCTTTTGAGCCAACGCTGTAAAAACATTCCTATCTGTTCTTTTATCATCACGAATTGAGATTGAGCTATTCGAGATTGTAATACTGCATTGGTGGCAGGAGTTGACGCAGGCAAAGATTCACCTGTAACACTCTCGAAAGCACTGGTAACTCTTTCTGACCAATTCTGAATTGTATTCTCGTCGGCATAACTAGCCTGTGAGGCTTCTTGAACGACAAACTGTTGTATATCTTCCATTTGGTTCACAACTATTGCGCCGTTTACAGGTAACTTGGAAAGCATTTGAGGAGTGATGTTTGCGCCTTTTCTAATCTTAAACAATCCTAACTGCGAAACTTTGGCTCTGGTGATACGGATATTGACAACCGTATTTAACCATAGTTGTAACATCAACAAAGCCTCGGCTGGTCCTCTACCGTGCCAACGACCGGGGACTTTCTTATATCTTATCTCCTCATAGGGTTTTATTATTCTGCCTGTTGAGTCTTTATTCGTATTCCGCTCGACTAAATGTACTCTCCTGTCTTTACCGTCAATCCCTGATACAACAATATGACCCTCGATTAAATTATCTTTGTCTTTTTCTTTACCCGTGATTAAAGATTCAGACATTAGACCCCAACGCTCGTAGACATCTACCAGCTTTTCTGTTTTCTCTACCATTCCTATTCTAGGGTCATTTCGACTTAGATTAACACTAGGCTTTAAGTCTTCTGTATTTTTCCAGCCAGTCATTGACTTAATCTCACCGACACCCAATAAAGCTCTCTCAATCACCGCTGAGGCCTTTTGAATGTTCTCGGCTGTTGGGTCAATATAAAAATTAAGCAAGTCGACCAGTTGTATTCTTACAGTCTTCTTGCCGTCTTCGTTAGTTACATAAGTTTTCCACACGGCCGTTCCGTCAATGGCCATTGTCCGTGCCAAATCATCTAAATACTCCCCGAAATACATTTGGTCTAGTTTGGCTTTGACTGCATTGCGTAGAAAAGCCGTTAACCCGATTGCCTTAAACTTCTTGGCTCGGAAGTTTATATCCTTAGTGTCAAGGTCGATATTCTTAACGATTGACTCTACTGTTGATTCAGTGAGCGGAATCCAAGTCTTTTTAGCACCCGTGGCTTGGTCGTGTTCCTCATCGAAAATACCGTAGTAGTTTTTTCTTAAAGTTCTAATTAGATTGCGTATATCGAAAGCGACTTTATCTGTTACAAAAGCCAAGCAATCTTCCCATTGGCTTTTTTCGTCTTCTACCAAGGCAAATACTTGGCGCTCGATTTCTGGGTCAGTTATAGGTTTGGGCATATAAGTTAAAATCTTGATTAGTCTCTTCTGCCGGCCGGTATGAATCCAATCCATACCTTATTGCGTCCATTGAATGTGAAAATAGATGTTCCGGTTCCGAGTTCCCGTCTATTATACCACTCTTGTTTGGTTTCCATAAATAGTTTCGATATTCCTTGATGATGTTAATACTTCTTTTAGTTACCGAGATTCTTTGATTCTGAACAAAGTCAATACCTTGCTTCCTGCTTCCCTGTCCTTTAACAGCACCGATTATATTAACTCCGTAACCAGCTATCTCATCAATACTCTTAGGTTCTGCGCTGTCCGCTATCACTAGGATATTGCCGTTATCTACCAGAATAAAGTCAGCTATCTGTTTGTTATGTAGTCCTTTGCGGAAAAGCCTCTCATCTAAAACGAAGCCACCATTATAGTAATAAATATCCACAAGTGCTGTCGGGTCATTTGAATATCCAAAATCCAATCCTCTGCGTTCCAATCTAGCTTCGTGTGGGACTTCATCTATTATCTTCCAATCCTTGTAAATCTTTCCTTCGACTTCTCCTAGAATCCCTAGGCCATATACCTGCCAAAAACCTTTGTTGTGTTGTCGTGATTCCAACTCTTCCTTAATAGCAAGTGGTAATGCTTCATTATCTTTATAGGTCAGAATAACAAAGTCGTGGTCTTGGTTTGGCATCACCTCGTCGTTTACCCAGAACTGAGCTACGGGGTTGTAGTCAATATAAATATCTTTATTAGTTCGGATTGACAACTGAGTGTAGCTGTCGAAGTTTAGATTATTTGCCTCATTGATGAACAAAACATCTCGACGAGGCCCTCGAACTCTATCTTGGTTATCAGCACTGAAAAACTCTATTTTGCTACCTGTTTCAAACACGTAAATGTAGTCAGTCCTATTCCAATTAGAGTCCTTATAGTATTTGTGGCCTTCCATAATACTTAAAAAGTCTCTAATGGCTCCTCGTTTAAGATGTGGAATAGTCTCAGATACTACCGATATAAGTTCTGGAGTTTCAGCTCGTTGCGCCCTGTCAATTAGGATAAGCAGAATGGCGATAGTTTTGCCAGCGCTACTCCCACCCTGAATTACCTTCAAGCGTTTATCTAATGCCCTAATCTTATTTAGGGCTGTTGTCTGACTAAACAGCATACCAAAGCCTACTCTCAGCTTCTTCACGGACTTTCACTGCCTCTGCTTTACTTCTAAATCGCCCTAAGAAGTATCGTTCACCCTTGAAAGCAATATCGGCTCGCCAACGGGCTCTTTCTGGTTCAAACTTGATACCAACAATCTCATTATTGTTCCGCCTATTCTTCTGTTGCTCTTGCACTGTAGCCCAACGACAATTAGCGGGTTCGTAACCGCTGTTATTATTTATTCTATCCAAAGTAGCTTCGGGATAAGGCTTAGTGCCCATATCAGCTAAAAAATTAACAAATAGCTCCCAACGCTTACAAACTTTTATTCCTCTGCCACCGTAATGCTTAAACTGTGGATGTTGAGAATTATTACATCTAGCCTTCATCGCTACCCAACAATCGTAAATAGGCGCAGAAGAAAAACCGTGTTTGAAATTACTACCCCTTACTTTCTGTTCCTTTGTCTTCATAGTCTTTATTGAAGGCCAGACTTAAAATTGGTGTAGGTAAATCCTTACCGTCCTTGCCAGTTAGCTCTGACCTTTTAGAGTAAGAATCCCTGCCAAGAGTTTCGGCAACGAACTTACTCATATCTGCTTTAACCTTTACTAATCCTGTATCAGTCTGTTCTACCAGCTCTTTTCCTTTTAACATTATGTTCTTTGTGTCCATTTCGAGAAACTCAACTATGTTCCTTTCGGCTAGTAATAGTTTCCTGTCCCTACGCCAATTCTCAATTTTATCGCTAATATTTGAATAATTCTTGCTTGTCCATTGATAAAATGTCCCCTCATTTATTTCGCAAACCCTAGCAGTTTCCCGCAAATCATTTCCAGCAAGAATTGACTCCTTAATTTTATCAAAGAGTTCATCTGTTAAAAGAGTATCTCTACCGACATCAGACATATTTTCTTCCTTGTGTTAAATCTCCCCAAGCTGTTCTATCTGGCTTATAAGTTTCACCTGCTACTCTGAAACATTCATCAGAACAGACCACCTTGCCATATCCGTACTTCGGCGCTGTCATCTTACCACAAATATCACATTTCAGGGATTGGTTCTCTAATTGCTTTACTTTTTTCTTTGCCATAGGGTCTTATATCCTCCATTTCAGGAGTCCACTTTAACCACACTTCATTGTACCAGTCTTTTCTTATCTGATTAAAATGTTCAAATGTATTTATTTTTTCTAAAATCTTACTATCGGATTTACAGTAACTTAAATGGTGCATTGTTACATCTATTATCCTTTGTTCTCCTATATCAGGAATGCGAAACTCTTTGAACAAAACCCTTTTAGGGTCGACTGCTATGACTGGCTTATGCGTATCTTTTGGGTCTAAAATATAATCCGTTGTTTTCCAGTAGGTCTTGACCTCGCCGGCTCTATAAGCTAAATATCTCGTCTTGTTTCCTAACGGGTCTTCTGCACCGTCTTCTAATACGCTAATTATAGCACAAATATCCTCTTGTGTATAAAGCTCGTCTGCGTCTACGATTAGGACATAATCGTAATCATATAGTCTAGCCAGCCCCCAATTCCTTTGGTCTGTTTCTGACTTCCAGTCTAACTCGACCACCTCGGCATATTTCTCGGCTATCTCTCTTGTTTTATCCCTGCCCATTACTTCCCCGTGCCACGGGTTCTTTGAGATTAAAACCAACTTATCTATATCCCATTGCTTCAAGACCTTTTCAATCGTTTCTTCTTCGTTAAAGGCTAGTATCATTACGGCTAGTTTCATAAACTAAGATTATGTAAATATCATTCTGTATTTCCTCGTGTATGAGTTTGCAATCGCTAAACAATTCCTTAATACTCTCCTTTGTGAAGTCTTGTAGGTGAAACTTATTTCTATGTTTGGTCGGGATTATCGGGACTGAAATTACTATCCTTTTAGCTCTTTTTAAGTTTTCTATATGCTGGGTGTAATCAGATAAATGCTCAATCGTTTCAAGCGAAATGGCGACATCATAATCGAAATCAGGTTCCCAGTTAACCAAATCAGTAACTATATCAGCACCATTATTATACTTGTCCACCCCGATATAGCGTTTATATTTCAAAAACTTCTTTCCGTATGCAGTACCGCAAGCCATATCAACGACTATATCGTTATCGGTTGTGTACTTGCCTGCGACTTTATAACGATATTCGTGGCTAACACGAGCTATATCAAACTCTGGTCGCTCATCAATAAACTCGTATTCGCTCATAAGGTATCAAAATTACCATTCATATCTCGTGCCCAAACAATATTATTTCGATTGAAAAATCTCTGTTTATCTAACTTCCTGTACCTGTACTTCGCATACTCGCCAAAATTATATTCCTTATCTAATTTAGGCTTATGGGTAACAATACAATCAGGCGCAAAAACTACTTTCTTACCTGCTCGTTTCAAGTCAATGAAAAATGTTGAATGCTCATAGCTGACTTTGATATTGTTATCCCACTGGATAATATCTTTTTTCCTTGCGACAAAATAGTTAAAAACCAAATCACATTCCTTATATTGGATTTCATCTTTTAGCCAGTCATTCATTTCCAATTTTCTGTAAACTAACCCCTCCCCATTTTCATCTGTTACGAAATCGAAATATCCTTGATAATCTCTAATCTTTTCATTCTCGAAAATCCTGCCCCCGATTAAAGCATATTCAGGGTGTCGCTCTAAAAAAGCCAGCATTTTATCTACTCCTGCATTGTGATTGTAAAAAAAATCATCATCACCTATCAGTACATAATCAGTCCCGGCTAAACCTACGAGCGTGTTCCTTGCTCTGCATATTCCTGCGTCAAACTCTATTGGGACATACACAGCCCCGTAACTTTCTACTTTCTTTTGCGTCCGCTTGCTCGGTTTACCGTTCTCGGCGACTAGAATCTTAATGTCCGGATACTGTGTCCTTAAACTCTCAAGACATTTAAAAAGATATGGCTCTCTTAAAAAATTAATGACAATAGCCGTTAAATTCATAACTCACTTCTTAATTTCGTGGAGCTTATATCCTCTTTGTATTTTTTCAATCTTATTTCAACCTTTCTTTCTTCTAAAACCTGCTTACCGGGGAAGTCCTGCCAATCGTCTCCCCGCATAAAAATTACATTGTCTTTTTTATGTAGAAACCATTTGAAAGAATCAGACGGGTCAGCCTCATCTACCATTAAAATATCATCGACTAAACCCGTTGCCAGTAAGTTCCTGCGACGGTGTTCGTAATCCTGCACAGGGAATCTTTCTTTATTGGCGTAGGTAGATTTATCGTCGTGCAACAAAACCACCACCCTATCGCCTACCTCTTGCATATTTTCTAAAAGCTCTTTATGGCCGGCGTGAAATAAATCGAACACGCCACAAGTAAAAACTAACATACAAAAGTTTTATCAATACATTTAGGGTCTTCCCAATAATGCCAGTCTTTGTTAGGTGTTTCCCAGTCTTCTCCATATCTAGCCACAATATACTTTTTTGAAGCAAATGGGATTTTAACTTTTAGTCCTTGAAAATCAATCGTTTTTAGTTTTTCAATCAATTTAGCGTCAAAAATATGTGGGATTAACTCCTTGTGATAATAAGCCCCGTGCCAACGCTTGTCCCCTTTTTTATAGAAAAAGAACAAATCTAATTTAACATCAAACCTTATAAAAGAAATCTCATAGCCCTTGCCTCTTTCACCCCATTCATACATCACTTCAAAACCTTTCTGCTTCATTGCTTGGATAATTTCATCTGCTCTGTGTTCGTCTTCTGCTAAAACTCCCAAATCAATATCAGTGTCGTATTCAATAAAATTACCCTCCCTGACTGCACCCAAACAAGTCCCAGCCTCCAACCAAAAGGTGATTTTCAGTTTGTCCAGAACACTTTTAGCGTCAGTAAGATTATCCAATTTATTCTTATGGGTTATCTCTTCTCTGGTAGGTGGTATATCTTTTGGATTTTCCTCTCGGACATAAACTAACTCTCCATTCTCGACTCTGACTTTGGCAGCCTGCCAATCGAAAGGCACTAAATCACCCTCTCGGTAGCCCTCACCAAATAAATCATTTTTCATTACTCTAAATATTGGCATATAAATTAAATAATTTTTTCTTACTTTCTTCAAAATCTTTTCTATCTCGCCCGTCCACCTGTTGTTTCTCCGTTCCGAACCTCGACCCGTAATAATGGTGAAAGGCCACCAGCTCCCCTGCAAACGCATAACACTCGCCCCAGACACCATCGAAAGGTGATTTCCGATACTGCAACCGTTCCACGCTTTTATGATTATTCCGTAGTGTCGTAAAATATGACTTTATCCCCGTATCAAACCAAACGCCGTCCTGTTCCCAGCTTTTCATTGAGCCGGCTCTCTTTAACGCCTCCGTCCGCCAAAACATAAACGCCGGCCGGATAGGTTTTAATAGACCGCCCTCCGCTGGCATTAAGTCTAACCCATTTTTTTGCATATTAGCAATCAGCTTTTCGTCCCAGCCGTCTAAAAGCAAATGACAGTCTGCGTCGACAATCAAAGTGAATGGTGCCGTGGCGTGCTCTATCAGCTTATCCAATCCTGCGCCGTGGCCTATGTTCTGCCCGTCGCCAAAAATCTGTACCTTGTCGTGCTTGTAGTTGAGCGGTTGATTTGCCCACGCCAAAATCCGATACTCCGCTCTTGTCTTTTCGGCTGACTTAACCAGTAAATCAAAGAAGTCTCTTTCGCCGTTGGTTACTACAAGAATATCAATCATATTTTTTCTAAAATATCTACAACAATCACCTCGTCTGAATAATGCCGTGCCATATCATCGAACAATAAGGCTATGTTATTTTCTTTCATTATTTTTGTCTTGTACTCGATTTGTGGCGGAATATCTAGGCCAGCAAGATTGCCACAGAAGAGGAAGTCAGCCCAAGCAACTTGCGCTTGACGACGGCAAGTAATAACACCAACCTCGTGGCCAGCAGATTTTAATTGACCAATAATGGAATCAAATCGCCTTGGGTCTTTGGTATAGGTGTCATCTAGGTCAACGGCTATCTTCATACTTTTCTAAAAATTATACTGTATTTCCAACCGTCCTTTTTGTCTGATACTTTTTCAAACAACGGGACAGGGTACTGCGAATATCTCTTTTCAAACGCCTCGCCAAAATTATTGCCCTTTGTAAAGTACCAGAATGTTCTGTCTGTCCACCAGCTCAAATGCGTCGGGTCTTGGTAAAACTGTTCACTTCCTGCTAGTGGGATTTCGATGTCCAGCGTTCCGCCTTGCTTTAACATTGCCCAGAGGGTTGCCATAACCTTGACCTTGTTCTCATTGCGTATATGCTCCAAAATATGGTGCGCTCTTATCTCGTCGAATTGCCCTCGATAGGGGTCAAGGTTCTCGATGTTCTCGATGTCAACGCAATGCCTAGCCCCAACGGACGGGTCGCTATCTAGCGTTTCGTAATCCTCAAAGTTTTTCCGACCTGAACCTATGTCTAATTTACGCATAAATATAAATCCATTATACATCTTTTTGCTTGTTTTTCAATGGCTGACTATTGACAGTATTTGAAATCTATGTACAACGACCCATTACCCTGGTATACTCACGGTAATCATTGGGGTGATTTGCAGAAGGTGTACAAAGCCTTCTGTTGTTTTTTACTTGATGGACAAGCCAGGGACCAGGTTGTGGGTCGAGACAGAGCCTGGATTTAGGTCTGTTCACCAAGAGTACAAGATAGTTATTGTTATCAGCAATGTATAGACTAGTTTAACGTCTTAACTGATACTGGGACGTTTTTTTGCTAAAGAGAATGGACGGTGAAGATGTATTTACAGTGTTCCCACGGGATCAGGCAGTTGAGCGTGCTTTTAATTGAATCAGTATTGACCCAGAATAATTTTGCGCCGTCCCTTTTTTCTTTGGTGTAGTTCTGAAAGCATACCCTAAAATCATCAACACGGCACTGGTATATTTTATTGACAGACGGTGCATAAAACAAAAACCAAACCGCAGGGCTTCTCGCCGACCATCCGAGTGTACAGCTTTTTTCAGCAATACAAGTGTGATTTATGCGCAGAAGTTCAAACAAAACGTTTCCGCTCACCCCTAAATGTCTGTCCGACTTAATCTCCGCAAGCGTAACGGTTCCATCTTGGGTTTTAATAGCGATGTCAACATCAGCTTCTTGTATAGCGCGCAGTTCTCTAAAATCAGAGAGTCCTAAAACCTGTGGGCGTTGTTTGAGCCATTCCATAACAATTCTTTCGGCCTCCTTTCCAAGTTTCATGTAGTCGCCATTATAGCTTCTTTTTTTGTCAACTCCGGTGATGCTCATAATTCATTTCCAAACGATGACCACCCATCTCTCTTATTTCTGGCAAAAAGTTCCAAGTAAGGAGCATCATACATGGTTTCGATCATCTCATAAACCAATTCAGGCTTCCTTGAGTGATCAGTCCGCATAGCTTCAATAACAGAATTGACCATACCTTCTTGCTTTGGAAGCATCGATCCTTTGGTGGCAACAAAAAGCAGTTCGTGTTTACCAAAACAATAAAATCCAAGATGAATCGCTTTGTCTTTTACCCAAACGAAGTTTGTTTTGTATTCGAATCCCCATGCCTTCACAACCTGCATTGCGTCCTCAAGAAGTGGATTAGTCGCCCATAAAAACAAAACAGCGTTTTCTGTTGACGGAATGTTCATAGCGCAAATGTCTTCCGTTGTCATGGTCGGGTAATGTTCGGCGGCCGACCCTTTGAAACCACTATTGGAATATGACCAAGGTGGATCAGCGTAAATAACAGGAAATTTCCCTTGTACGCTTTCTTCCAAAGATTTGACGTTTCTGTGTTCAATCTGAATTGCCTTACGTAGCTCCGATACACTCCAATCATTCTTCTCTGCCTTGTCCAGCCATTCTTTTTGCTGTGGTGGTTCGAGTGGTGCGACAAGCGCGTTACCTGACCAAGAAATGTTGAGATTGCGATCTTCGGGTTTAATTTGAGATGAGATGTATTTATAATTATAAAGTGTTCGATATTCCTTATTTGTCTTTTCTACGGCTTCTTTATATTTTTCCCCATAATTTTTTTCCCCATAATTCAACCAATCACCAATCCACCACTGCACAGAATTTTCTGCAAGACAAAGTTTTTTACCAACGCTTTTCCACTCTTCAAAAGAAAGTTTTTCAGGAAGAGACAAAGTAGAAGCATTTATTTTAATTTGGCTGGGAAAAGATAATAAATTCATAAGATGATTATCAATTTTACCTACGTAGGTAAAATTACTTAAGGTTCAAAAGTGGTTTAAGTTCTTTTATTTTCTGTTTTTCTGCTTTTAAACCGTGGTTCTTTCTTTTTTGCTATTGCACTCCTGCATACTTTCAAAATATCTTTAACAGGCATTTCTGTTCTTGTTTCCATTTCTTTCGTATTGTTTCTACCAAGAAAGAAAAGAATTTGTTGGAAATGGTCATCAAGTTTTTTCTTCGCTTCTTCAGTAATGTCTTCTGAAATCTTGAGCGATGTAGGTGTAAGCTCAAAGTATTCAGAACTAATTGGCATTAACTCATTCATATATTTCATTTAATACAAAAAAGCTGAGCCGAGTGTACCAAAGGGCTTCTATTCCCTCGGTCTTGCGACCAACACTCGACCCAGCCTTCTTTTATTAAATTGATGTTCATAGAAGTTCTTGGTTCTTTTTAATTAAACGCTTTATGCCTAAAAATAATACCACCAATTATCCTATCAATCAACTCACCTGTGGATAACGAAAACACCCCCTTACGGGAGTGCAATCGGTATGTACATCTTCGAGCATTGAAATTATACCTCCCCTATAATATAATATCAATAGTTCTTTCTAATTTAGCAGGAAGCCCTCCTCCCACGGGGGCTTTTTGTTTTACCTGTGGACAAATGCCTATGAGCCTACTTGACACCTTTGGGGCTATGGTGTATTCTTATCACATACGAGCAACGCGCTCATAGCCACACGACGAACCCAAGGAACGGAGGACTCGGAGCAATCTGACTCCTCCGCCACCAAAGGCAATATTGACCTAATAATTAAGCGACGAAATATGTATAACTTTCAAGAACCTACCAAAACAGCGTGGGACGAAGAATGCGAAGCCAGAGGATTGACACCTGACCTCAAGCCTAGCTGGGACGCTCACCAAGATATATGTTCTGGTTGCTCGCTCT